GCGGCCGCAGGGCTCTCCGGTCTTGATGTCGACCCACTTCTCCTTGAACCAGCGGTCGAGACCGCCCTTGGTCTTGGGCATCAGTCCCTCCCGCCGGCCTTCAGTCGTGCCTTCTTGTACTTGCCGCCGCGACGCTTGTACTCCTGAACGACCCAGCCGTTGGCGTAGGCGCTGGGGTACACGTCGAACTTCTTCTTCGCCTCTGCTTTGACGCGGGCGTAGAGCGACTTGTTGGTGGGCACGTTCTTGGCGTCAGCAGCCACGTCAGCCCCTGCGCCTCGAGAGGAACAGCTGCTCTTCCATCTGGCGCTTCAGGTCGTCGTACGACGCCCTTCCGCTGGAAGTGCCGGGCAGCTCGAACGACGTCGTGGACTCGTTGTTCATCACGTCGATCGACGCAGGAACTTCTTCCGGGGCGGTCGCACTGAACTGCGGGTGCAGCGCTCCGACCATCTTCAGCGCCGTCTGCGGGTCTGCCGCCGCGCCGGTCTCGAGCAGGGTCGTGAACATCGACAGCGCCTCTTCGTTGCTGTCGTCCCACAGGTCTGGAGCGGTGTCGCTGACCCACTTGATGAGGCCGTCGAGGACCTCTTCGTTGCGTGCCTGCTCCTGCGCCGCAGCTTCCTGCTGCGCGCGCTCCAGCTGCTGTCGAAGCTGGTCTCGCTCCTGCTCGAGCGGGGTCATCCGCTGCCCGAACTCCTGCTCGAGCTGTTCGCGCAGGCGCTGCTCAGCCGCCTCACGCTCTGCCGTCGCGGCGGCCAGCTGCTGGCGAAGCTCGTCGGCCTCTCGCAGCGCTTGGGTGCCCAGGTCTTCGCCCGTGTCCAGCCACCGCCTGTAGCGGGACAGCTCGTCAGCGAGCTTCTTCTCCTTCTCCTCGGCGGTCTTGCGGAAGTCGGCCATCTCCTGCGTCTTCTTGGTGAAGCCGCTCTCGAGGTTCTTGTACTTCGCCTGCATGCCTTCGAGCAGCACGTTGCGGTGCTTCTCTTCGATGCTGTTGAACCACTCAGCTTCGCGGAGAGAGTCGAGCTCTCCGTTCCATGAGATGGCGGTCTCTTCGACCAGACCGGCGTCAGAAGTTGCCCCTTCCGACGTCGACGAACCCGCGGGATCAGGTTTCGACGCGGAAGGGGCGCTGTCGCCGGCGGAGCCCGAGGAAGCGGAGGGGTCTTCCGCTTGCGTGGGCGATGCTCCCGAGCTCTCCGAGACGGGCGTCTCGGTGGCCGTAGCGGCAGCTTCTGAGGTGTTGCTCTCTTCGGTTTCCACGAATCACTCCGGGGTGAACTACATCGGGGCCATGCCGCCGGGGGGCTGAGCGCCCATCGGCGGACCGCCCATGTCCGGGCCGGCAGGCATGCCGCCCATCTCTCCGCCCATGTCCATGGGCTGGTTGAGCTCGTCCTTCATGGCCAGGGCAGCCTTCTCGCCCATGCTCATGATGATCTTCTTGAGCATGTCGTAGTTGCCCTTGATCTTCTTGGCCATCTGGTCCGGGCTCATGTCGGAGAGCTCGGGCATCGCCATGGCCTCGCCGTACACGGCCTGGGCCGTGATGTCGTCCAGGTCGAGGATGTCAGCGAAGACCTTGACCGGGTCCTTGGCGGCGTCTCCGCCAGCCATGTTGGCGTCGTCCTTGGCGCCCATCTCGACGGACTCGGCGACTTCGGTCTCCTCCTCCATCTCGCCGCCGCCCTTCGACTCGGACATCTTCTCGTCCAGCATGGCGGAGAGCGACTTCTCTTCGCCCTCGTCAGCCGACATCTCGTCGCTCTTCGGCTTGTCGTCCTTCTTGGACTTCTTCTTCTTCATGCGGTCCTTGAGCATCTGGGCGGACTTGGACATGGCCATCTTGTACCTCACGCAGTCTTCTTGAAGGAGTTGGCGATCTTCGCGACCTGGGTGCGAGCAGCCGAGATCGTCTCGGGGGACAGACTACCACGCTCAGCGGCTTCCAGCTTCTTCACCGCGCTTTCGACCCGCTGCTCTCCGACAGCCTGGACGTCGATGCCCCGAGCCTTGCGACTGTCCGCCAGGCGCTGCTTACGCTCGTCGATGCGCTGGTCGATCTGCTGGTTCGTGTACGACTCGACCTTGACCCGCTTGCCGGGGTTGCTGGCCTCGAGGTTCTGACAGTAGGACTTGAAGTCGCCAGTCGACATCTCCTTGCCGTCCACGACCATGGTCCCGAAGCCCGTGAAGCCAGGAGCAGCACCACTGAACCAGCCGATGCGGGTCGGTGCGCCGCAGACCTCGCACGGAGGAGGACCTTCGGAGCGGCGGTAGACCTCCTGCGGCATGCCGTGACCGTTCTCACACATCAGGTCGTGAGAGACGAAGCTCATCAGTCCTCCTTGCGGGAGACGCTGCTCAGGGTCTCGAGGAGCTCCGTGTCGTCAGTCACAGCGCTGCTGCTCTGGGCGGGCATCGCAGGGGTCATCTGGTCCATCTGCTCGTACATGAACTTCGAGAGCTCGTTGCGACCGGCCATCGCCTCCGGCGGCGGCTTGATGCCGCGCTGGTCCAGGTACGCGCCCACGGACGAGACGACGGCCTTCTCGTAGGCGTCGGGGTCGATGCCGCTGGGGGCGTTCATGATGCCCTGCTCGAGAGCGGCGATGCCCTTGCGAAGGTCCTCGGATCGCACCGACATCCCGACGTTGGGGCGGATGTCGGTGGTGTCCATCTTGTACTCGTCGGCCATCTTGGGGTCCTATCGGGGGGCTGTGGGAGGCACGTTGACGCCGGCCGCCTGAGCGGCGCGGATGGCCTTGACGGTCTTCTCGTCGTAGACACCGTCGGGGTCACCTTCGTAGAAGCCCTGGGAGGCAAGCATCTGCTGCATCCCGCGAACGCGGTCCTTCTGCGCACGGATGCGCTCGTGCTTGGCGATTGCTTCGTTCTGCTCGACCTGGAAGTCTTCTTCGATTCCTCTCACGGAGTAGCCGTTGAGGCGGCTGGTGGGAGGCGTGATGATGACTCCCGCTTCAGTGTTGTTGTCACCTTTTCGGTAGACCGGGTACAGGTCGGCGTCGCCGTGAGGTAGGCCGATTTTGGGGTCTGCGACGAGTTCGAGGCCGTACGCGGCGGGCGCCCCAGGGGCGGCTAGATCCGAGGTACCGGAGCCGGCAGTGGCACGTCGCACGGCAATCTCTTGCCGCAACCGCTCATCGAGGTCACCCTTGGTGTCCTCGTAAGTCTTCACTTTGTCGGTACGCTTTGCCATCTGGAACTCCTACTGGGGAGGGCTCTGACCCTGCATCTGGGCCAGTCGCTGGACTTCTGCGAGAACTTCGGGAGGGAGGTCGCTCATCTCGCCACCGGCCTCTGCCTGGGCGACGGACCGCTCGGTCGGCTGCCGCCCACCGGGCTGCTGCGGCTCTTCTTCCTTGACGGCAGCGCCGCCCTTGGCGACCTGCTGCTGCTGGGCCGCGGCGGCCTGCTGGGCCTGCGCCATCGCCTGCCGGGCCTGGGCCTCGGGGATGATGATGCGGTTGGGCAGACCCAGGCCGCTGACGAGCTCCTCGAACAGCTTGAACATGTCGATGTTCGGAGCCTGCGCGAGCAGCGGCACCATCGCCTGGAGGGTCTCGAGAAGCACGGCGGGGTTCTTTCGGATGGGGTTGTAGGACACCATCTCGAAGTCCATCTCGAGCTGGCGAAGCTGCTGGGTCCCGAGGTGGGTGAACAGGTCGCTGCCCGACAGGCGCACCATCTTCGGCTTCTTCATGTACCGCTGCATCAGGTAGAACATCTTCCCAGCGACGTCTTCGAGCGCCGTGTTCAGATGACCTTCGCGGGTTGCCAGCCGGGTCCGCATCTGCGCGTCGATGATGGCCATCTCGGTCGCAGTCTTCGCGCCGGCGACCTGCCCACGGGCGGCTTCGGCGAGCGCGCTCTGGAAGGCTGCGTCGCTCTCGAGCCGGCTGATGAACGAGATGATGGCCTCGGGCACGTTGGGCCGAGGCATCTCGTAGAACAGCGCGCCGAAGTTGCGGAGCTCGTCTACGCCCTCGGCATCGACGGGCACGAACGACCCGACCATGGCCTCCATCGCCTTGTCGAGCGTGGCGCTGTCGATCTTCCCTGCGTCGTACAGGATCTTCGGGACGTTCAGGTAGGTGATGCGCTTCCACAGGGTCAGCAGCTGGTTGATGTTCGTCTGCTGGTCGAGGACCAGCTGGACCTCGGAGAGACCCGTGCAGTCGATGCCGCTGTGGTTCAGCGAGAACATGCTGAACGGGACGAAGTCCAGCGTCCCCTTGAACAGAACGTGGTCAGCGCCCTTGTGGTAGTGGACGACCGTGTTGCTCTCGAGGTCGTAGAACTCGTAGATGATGATGCGCTTGTCGATGCCGGCGAACCGGGTCATCGAGGTCTTCTGCACGTCGTCGAGCATCCAGGTCGGGAAGGTCTCGGGCTTGATGTCGTCGTGGTGCGTGTAGCGCCCAGACTTGACCTTCGCCTTGTACGCCGCCGGAGTGAGCGGGCACGCCTGAATCCAGTAGCGGATGTCCCTGTTGTCTCGGGCGCTGAGGTCGAAGAACACCGAAGCTGGGTTCGGGTTGCTGACCACGGGGCAGTCGTTCTTGCTGTCCCACGACACCTTGAAGACGCCGCGCTTGCAGAGCACGGCGTCCATCAGCGCGAGCGCAGAACAACGCCGCATGTTGACCGAGCGGAAGGCCCACTCCATCAGTCCGTTCGTCGCGCCAGCCAGCTCCTGGCTGTCGGGCGTCTGCGGCATCGCAGCGACCTGCGGGTTCGGTCCCAGCAGGCTGCTGATGGCAGTGTCGGTGATGGCGTAGATGAGGTTCTTCTGCGCGTACATCGACGACAGGCGGGCATCGAGGATGGCCCCCTGCTTCTCGTACGTCTCCCCGAAGTCGCCGCGGTAGTAGGACCGAGCACGATCGAAGTCGTTCTTCTCGTAGTCCTTGTAGTACGCGAGGTGCTGCTCGATGAGGTCCTTGAGCTTGGCCATCAGCCACCCACCGACTTCAGTGCGGCAGCGATGTTCTGCAGCCGCTCCGCCTGGTTGGCGTGTGTCTCAGACGCCTGCCGAAGCTCTTCGACCATCTCGCCCATCTGCTCGGTCATGTCGTTGCTCACAGCCTCGGCGTGCTCCTCGCGATGCATCTCGCCGGGCCCCTCGTAGTCGTCTTCGTCCTCGTAGAACTCGTGCATGTACTTGGCGCCTTCCATGCACTCCATGCACCCGCAGCCCTGGTCGTGTCCGTCAGGGTCCTGCACGACCTCCAGAATCACGGCCTCGGGGCCGAACTTCTGGTAGATGTGCGCCATGAGGTCCTTGAGACCGACCAGGTTCTGCGGGTGCATGGGGACCTCAGGAGCTGGGGGATGAGGGCTTGACCGGGGTGTCCGCCTGACCTGGGAGCTCGCCGCGGATTTCGACTTCTTCCATCACCATGCCTGGTCTGTCGCCGCGTCGGAGAGGCTTGTCGGTCTGACGAGCCATGAGCTCGTTCGCGAGCCTGCCCGTGATGATGTTTCCCGTGACGAGGCTGTTGATGACCTCAGGAGTGAACGACGATGCCGCCGCCAGCATGGTCTCGGCGGCTGGGGAGCCTACGTCGTGTAGGTTGGGGTTCTGTTCCTGGACGTAGCTCTGTCGGA